TGTACTTCTCCTTCAGGTCTTCTGGGGCATTGTGAACCTTTGCAGAGATGCTCTTTGGGCTAGAGACATCTGCACTCAAGAAGCTAGTCGTGTTGTTCACGAAGTCAAACTTCATCACCGTTTGGTTAGTGTTTGGGCTTGAGATAAAGTTCGTGATCTGCTCAACCAGCTTAGACTCCTCCCCTACGTTGCATGATATGGTTATGCTGGTCTTACGCAGCGACTCCCCTTCCCCAAGGTCTACGTGATCAAACACCCCTGCGTTGTTGAATACGATGTTTACAGCACCGCTGGTGGCGGTTATGAATGACACGTGATCAGCAGAGACAGATATAACGCTGATGCCCACCCCAGTGTCAGACGTGTTTGTGCTGCTAGGGCCGACTTGTTCTTTGTTGAACAGAAAGTATTTAGGCATATACAAATATAAGAAAAGGGGCCGAAGCCCCTTATCCATTTTATGGTTCCAAACAATTAAACCGTTCCAATAGAGGTTGTAGCCGTCATGTTAACTACTCTCCATCCATTTGCAGTCCAAATAACGGTTGCGGCATCATAAGCAGCAGCAAAAGTCAATTTCTTTTTGGATGTGCCTCCAGCAGGGGTCACAAACGTGACGGTTGCATCAGCTGTTGAGTCTGTACAGAAAAAGTTAATACACGTGCCAACACTAACAGCATCATTCAATGTAACATCAACACCAGTTCCAAGTCTGATATGGCTTGAAGCGGCATTATAAGATGTTTGATCAGCAGAAAGAGCTACAGGCTCTGCGTCAAAAAAAATAGGGAAAATATTTGCTTTTGGCATGATTTCTTTGTTTTGAGAGTAGAGGGAAGGGCCGAAGCCCCTCCCCTTTCCTCAGTTTATTTTACGCAGTCTTCAGCACAAAGTGTTGGTTGGCAGCACGAGTGATCAGGTTCACTTCCGAACGGTAGTGGAACGTAGCAACGTCCTTACCGTCAGAACCATTGTTCGTGTAACCAAGAACACCACCACCAGTCACCCAATGCTCAAGCTCTCTGCTGTAGCCGTTGGATGCTTTGTAGTTCATCTCAAGAGCAGGGGACTTCACGCCCGTACGAGCGTCAGCGACTTGGCTCATGGGGATCATCACACCTGCGTACTTAGAACCAGCAAGCAACGTGGGGTCGTTCAGGAGCTTCCAGCTGTGCTTGTGGAAGGTGTAACCGCCTCTCGTGAATGATTTGAAGCCAAGCTGTACAGCAAGGTCTGCGCTGTTGTTGAAGGCTCCAAACTGTCCAGGAAGGCCAGCCGTAACCTGCGTAGCGATACCTTGTGCAAGCATATCGTCGATATTGAGTTCGAAGGTTCTGTTGAGGTACATAGCGTACTCAGCAGGAGCGCCTTGCTTGTCAAGTTCAGCGATAATCAAATCGATGTCAGAAAAACCCTCAAAAGATCCAGAGTAGACGTTGCCTCTATCTTCAATTGCGGAGATGTAACCCTCAGAGCCAGCAAGACCGTCAGTCGCAGAAACAAGATCGTCTGCTTGCTTTGCGAACAACAACATCAATTCACGCTTGTCCATGAATCTTGCACGGGCTTCAGACTCGCCATACATGAACCATCTGTAATCACCATTACCAGTGTTCACGTAACCGATGTTCGTTGCTTGAGAGCCAGTAACCTCGTACTTCTCCTTCACAATCATGAACGGGTTCTTTCTACGCGTATACCCAGGCTCAACATAGTAAGTGGGTTGGTTAGAACCCTGTGGGTACATATTGCCAAGAATTGCAAACTCAGAATTTGCCGCTGGGTCTGTAGTATATGCAGCATCGCCGATTGCGGTGAGGGTAGCAGTACCACCAGCAGCATTATATCCGCTAGACAATCCAGTAACCAAATATCTAGCTCCGTCACTGGTGTTCATCAACACGTCATATTGCTGGGGGACATAAGCTCCGCTACCACCAGTAAATACACCCTGACCTGCGCCAGACGTAAATCCAATTGCGCCAGAGTTTCTTGCCTTTCTGTGTCTGCGCTTTTCTTCGAACCATTCAATCTGGTCAGCCTGACCAGCGTTCTTCGTAGCGCCCGTAAGGGTCAGAAATCCAGTGATGCCTTGATCGCCGAACGTCTTAACGAACAGTTCGCGTACCTGTGGTTTGTTAATGTCGTTTACAGACAAAAATTCGCCAAGGGCGGTATACTTGTCAGGAGTTGCTTTTACCGAGCCAGCGGTGATTACGTTTCCACCGTTTTTAGTACTGGCCAATTGAGTTTCAGAAAGTGCCATTTTTTAGTTAGAGTTTAAAAGTTAGTGTGTTATTTACCCCCATAAGTTTAGATATCTGATCAATAATAGGGTCAGAATCAGTGTTTACTCGCTGCTGAGGGGCCGAAGCGGAAACATTTGCAGCCTTGTTCACTATGTTTCTTTGTCCGTCCCCAAGACCCTGCTGATAAGCAGACTTCACGATTGCATCGATGTTATCGACTACAGCCATGTGGGAAGACAAGAGATCATAGTCCCAAGACCCATCATTTCTAATGTACGTATCGAAATAGTTCTCTAAACGTTCGCCCTTTTGCTTGAGATAGTTTCTGTAGTTGTCATCGACCCCGTACTTGAACGCCTTTCCGTTCCCAAGGTCAAATTCAACTCCTTCAAACGTGTCTACTTCGTGATACATATTCGCGATCCACTGATCGTCAACAAAGCTCTCTGGCTCGTAGGCTGCCTGTTGGTGTTCAGGGGCTTCGTACTGACGGCGAATACCGTCAATAGATTCCTTTGCCTTCTGACCATCAATCTTCAATTGAAGCGTGGACAAACGAACATCACCCTCGTCGTAAATCTCAGGGTTCAGCTTGTACTTGTGAGAGACCAACGTGTTGATCTCGTCATAAGACAAGTTAGGGTATTCCGCAGCCATCTGGACTCTCACAGCCGTCAAATCATCCATTTCGGATGGATTGAGGGACTGATATCTGAACCAGTCTTCTGGCGCTCTACCCGTTTCCTGAACAAATCGAGCGATTGCTTCGATCCTTTCGTCAACCCCTGTTTGCTGTGCCTGAAAGATGTCGTCAAGAGATTCAAGTTGCGTACCCAGCCTTTCGCTCAGGTACATTACAACTGCATTCTCAATTTCATCCTCAGAAAAGCTAGGTGAGGTTACCGTTTCTTCAACGTACGGTTGATTTGTTTCTTCTGTCAAAAATTCTTGAGTGTCAACGCTTTGACCCTCATCAACAATAGGCTCTGCCTGTACCTGATCCTCAACAATAGGGGCAACCCCCTCTTTTTCCATGCTAGCGATCAGCTCTTCAGCAGAGTTTACAATCTCAAAAGTTTCCATTTATGGGTGAATTAAATTAACCGAAGTATGCTATGGCTTGGCCCGCAAGAATATTTACCTGAGACCAGTTGCCATAGATTGGGCCAGCCGAAGCTGGAATTGACACATTAGTAGTCGAAACAGCTGTTGCTCCAGTGATTCCAGTTGCAGTTCCATATACCCCCAAGTTTCCAGGTCCAGTAGTACCGATACAAATAGCTCCAGCTGAAGGAACAAGACCAGTAAATGTCAGTGCTGTAGTTCCACCTACAGATTGTATTTTGTAGAATGAACTTCCAGATGGAGCCGTAGCTGTAGTTCCCGCAACTACTAAGATTGACTTAGCACTTCTATTTTGATCGTATGGATGCATGATTTCTTTACGCTAAGGTTACTGATGAACTATCCAATCCAAACACACCGTATTCTACAATCTGATCCACTTCAGTAACGTATGCCTTCAGCGTAACATCATTCTTGACTGGCATGAAGGCAAACTCCCCGCCAGCAATCTTCAAGAATACAGTGTCGTCCGTTGCCGAATCAGAAAACACAAAAGCGTATTTCTCTCTTTCGTTGCCAAGGTTTCTGATGAATACGTAAGCCGCATCCAACTTGTCATTAGCCTTGTAGATAGTAATAGCGCCAGAGGTAGATGTGGCAGCGACTTTAGACTTGATCAGACTTCCAGAGTCTATAGTGGCAGACACACCAACCGCAATGCCCAACGTGCTAGAAAGAACGTCTGGACTTTGAATTGTGATCGATGCGTTTAGTGTAGCCATTATAGATTACGATTGGAAGATGACCATATATTCCAGGGTCATGTTTGGTGAGCTAGGGGTGATCTTGATGTCAGCAGTCGCAGCATCAACAGCGCCCCATGGGAAGAATGCCCAGTCGCTAGCGTACAACTTGCCTACGTTCTGCGTATTGATGGTGACGAGGAAGTATTCTGCTGCGTTAGACGAGGTGTTCTTCAGGTAAACCTTATGAGCGCCGTCATCGGCAAATCCGCTTGCAACAGCAAGGGTGTATTGAGCCGTGGCTGCTGTGAGCTTGCGGCCAACGCCAGTGGTCTGGTCAAGACCAGTCACCGTTCCAGCCTTGTTGAGCTGAGTCGTTTGCGTCAGCGCAAGGACATCGTTCGTAAGATCCGCGCTAGAGAGAGTGATTGTTGCGTTTGTGGTTGGCATAACTATGTAGGATTTTCAGCAAATATAAAAATTATTCATCTATCTGCTTTCTTGCCAAAAGCAGTTTGATCTCCTGAACGTCTTTCAGTAATTTGTCTATACTGTTCTGTAATTGAACAGTTTGCTTCTCGTGAATATCCAAACGAAGAGACAGTTTGCTGATCTCTATGTTGAGCTTTACATATACCCCCACTACCCCAGCAGCGAGAACAATAATTTGGTAGATGCTAATGTCCATTGTTTTACAAAAATAGTAAAACTGATTCATCACCATTTTACCCTATTGGCCCAGTACGCAGCACTCATCTTGCCCTTTGCTATGTTGCTAGCATGGCGTGCTTTAAACCGTTCTCTTCGGCTTCTATACGCATCTGACTCCCCTTGTTTCTTCGGGGATCCAGACACGCCTTGCTGACCGAATCGAATCAGTTTTGTTTTACCACCCTCCTTAGCCAGCACTACGTGAGACTTTGTTGGGTGAGACGGGGTAGCCTTGGGTTTGTTAACCCCAGACAAACCGTTCTTCTTTAGGATTGAGGATATTTTATTTTCCATGTTATTTAGACTTGGCCAAGATTAGGGTCGTTATTCTGCCACTCGTCTGTCTTAGTCAACTCAGCGGCCTCGTCACGGGTTAACACACCAGTCTTATCAACTGGCTCTTCTATATACTCTAAACAAAATTCCGTTGCTGTTAAGTTCCATTTAATAAACTGTTTAAATTGTAGCCAGTTTACATTGTTTAATTCGTTAATGTTATAGATATGATACCAGTAGTTCATAATCCGTAATTTGATTTGGTTGAGTTATAGTTGTCGCTTATTTCTGTGGCAGATAGTGTGCGATTATAGTTCAACAACTCGCCTACTCTAATGTTATTAAATCGACCAAATGTAGCAGAACCAACAAAATAAAATGCCCCTAAAATTGGTCGAGTTGATGTGTTATTTGCCTGTGTCCAGCTTTGCCCAGCTGTTAAAGTATGGTTTTGAGTAACTACTTGTGTTCCATTTATATATATTCTAAGCGTGCATGCAGTGTCACTTGTGTAAGTAAATGTAAAGGTAATGTGTCTCCACGTTCCTGTTGTAATTGTTTGGGCATAAACCGTTCTTCTGTCCCAATATGGAGTCACTGATGCCCCTATAATACTTGCCCAACCATTACCAGTTACTGTATTGCCTGTATTGTTTCTATGGTCAAAATTATATGGAGAGTAACCACTATATGTAGCGTTAACAAGTACGTCAAGACCTTGTGGGGCTGTTACATGATACATCCACATGCTCCATGTCCAACCTGAAGTTGTAATATCAAATAATGTTGTATCTGAATTACCCCATATGTAATCATTCACTCCGTCTAATTCAAAATATCTTCGACCACCACTAACCGCCCATGTAGCGCCTACCACGTTAAAGTTATAGGCACTATTTGAGATGTCATACCACACGCTCCCGCTTCCCGAATAGCTGTCGAGGTTATACGCATCCAGATACAACTTCAGCCCGTTAGTGATGACTGGGTACCTTCTTCTTGCCGAAGCAACTGCATTAAGGAACATCATACCAGTGCGCGTTCTCCAGTTAAAGTCCAAGTATCTGATGCAACCCTTTTAAGCGCAATAACACTATATCGAGCAAATGTCTTCAATGTTTCAGTAGAGTTTATAGTAACACCGCTTGCGCCAGCAATAGTTAATTGACCAGTATTGTTTTGTTCAAAATAAATCTCAGTATCGGCAACCCACGTTACACTTGCTTGCGTTGGGACAGTTATAGTTACTGCTGTTGTAGATGTTGTCTGTATGTAGTAGCCAGCATCAGAAAGTTGAAGCGTGTAAGCCGTGCCACCTTGTGTTCTTACAATGCTATAACTGCTACCACCACCACCACTTACGGTTCCCCACGAAGTATCATAGTCTGTTGATGAGTTTTTAATAAGTGCTTGCCCAGTAGTCCCGCCAGTAGGGACTCCTACGCCTGTAGCTCCAGTGGCCCCAGTTACTCCAGTTGACCCCGTAGCTCCAGTTTCCCCTGTAGCCCCAGTAGATCCAGTGGATCCAGTAGGGCCAGGGACAGTTGAATCAGCACCAGTAGGACCTGTTGGTCCCTGCGCTCCAGTTTCCCCTGTAGCTCCAGTAGGCCCAGCTGGTCCTGGCACTGTAGATGTAGCTCCAGTAGCCCCAGTTGGTCCTACAGGTCCTTGAGGGCCCGTCTCCCCTGTAGCCCCAGTAGGCCCCGTTGCTCCCGCAACACCCGTAGCACCAGTAGCGCCAGTTGCTCCCGTAGGGCCAAGCTGGGTGTACATGACCTGGTTTATGTCGACAGATATAGAACTTGCTGCTGGATAGTTTCCAGAAGCAGATTCCGCATTTAAAGACAGATCGGTGCTAGTTCCTTCCCAATAGAGTTCTACATAATCATTAGCTGCGATTGATGTGCCTATAAAATGAAAGTTTACAAAAAGCTCTGTTGGATTTCCAACACTCTTTCTTGCTGGAACGGTAAGGTGATGAGAAGAGTTAGCATAATTACTACCATTGAACTTTAACCAGAATGTAGCATCTTGAGCATCATTGTTGTTGTTCGTAAGTAGTGCCGTAACACTCATTCTATATGTACCAGGGTTAGCAATTACAATCTGGTCACTTGAATTTACGCTTATACCATTAGACTGGTCCGTGTTGGCAATCTCAATCTTTTGAGCAGTGTTGATGGTGGCGATAGTCTGATCTGTAGTGTCATAAAACACACCATAATATCCAAGCGCCCCTCCTGCTCCTGTAGCACCAGTATTGCCAGTAGCTCCTTGCGCACCCGTCTGACCCGTAGCCCCAGTAGCCCCAGTGGTACCTGTCGGGCCTGGGATTGTTGAATCTGCACCAGTTGCTCCTGTGGCTCCAGTAGCCCCCGCAGCACCAGTTATTCCTGTCGCGCCAGTGACACCTGTTGCTCCTTGTACTCCTTGTATACCCTGCGCTCCTGTTTCTCCAGTAGCACCCGTAACTCCCGTAGCACCAGTAGGGCCTTGTATTCCTTGCGCTCCTGTCTCTCCAGTTGCACCAGTTGCTCCCGTGGCTCCTGTAGGTCCTGGAACCGTAGATGCGGCCCCAGTATTCCCCGTATTACCAGCCGCTCCCGTCGATCCTGTTGCCCCTGTTGGGCCAGTGTTTCCTATTGCACCAGTATTACCCGTATTACCTTGCGCTCCAGTTTGACCCGTAGCGCCCGTTGCTCCTGTTGCACCTGTAGGCCCAGGAACTGTAGATGCAGCGCCCGTGTTTCCCGTAGCCCCAGTGGCTCCTGTGCTACCAGTAGCCCCCGTAGAACCAGTTGGACCAGGAACTATAGAATCTGCTCCAGTTGGACCAACAGCGCCTGTATTACCTGTAGCTCCTGTTGATCCAGTAGCGCCAGTTATTCCAGTGGGTCCCGTAGAACCAACATCACCAAAAACCAACATCTCCTTCGTAAAAGAAGTTCCGTATGTTGTTCCTTGGTTAGAGGGTCCAAGCTTGTCTACATCTATTTCAACATATGCGTTTTGTGCAAATCCAACTAATGGGCCTTCTATGTATGTGTCTATTGGATCCCCAGACAATCCCCTGACTACAATCCTTACACGTTGTCCATAATCAAATGCCCCAGTATTAGAGAAGTTGATTAGCTTATACCCAGTGGATATTGTAATCGATGATGTCGTTGTTATACCAAAGAACCCAAGCCCAGTAGCGCCAGTTCCTCCAGTTCCGCCTGTGTTTCCAGTTGGTCCAGTATTTCCCGTTGCACCCGTAGTACCCGTAGTACCAGTACTACCTGTAGGTCCAATAGGCCCCTGAGAACCAGTGTTGCCTGTAGCACCAGTACTACCTGTAACTCCCGTGGATCCAGTGTTTCCAGTAGCACCTGTATTCCCTCTAGGACCAACGGGACCCTGGTCGCCTTGAAGTCCTTGCGCTCCCGTAGCCCCAGTTGGCCCAGGAACTGTAGAATTTGCGCCAGTTTGTCCTGTAGCTCCAGTGGCCCCAGTTGCACCAGTGCTTCCAGTAGCTCCAGTAGGACCAGCAACAGTAGAATCCGCACCAGTATTCCCTGTTGCTCCTGTTGGACCTTGTATGCCTTGAGAGCCAGTAGGGCCAGGAACAGTAGAGTCTGCACCAGTTGCGCCAGTAGCTCCTGTAGCACCTGTTGAGCCAGTATTGCCTGTAACGCCCGTGTTACCTGTTGCCCCTATTACACCCTGTATGCCCTGTATACCTTGTGCGCCCGTACTACCAGTCGATCCAGTAGCCCCTGTAGGCCCTTGTACAGTTGAATCAGCGCCAGTAGGTCCAATAGGCCCTTGAGGGCCAGTATCTCCAGTAGGGCCAGTAGGTCCTTGAACCGTAGAATCCGCTCCAGTTGCTCCAGTAGGACCAGTGGGTCCAGTAGGCCCAATGTCACCCCTTACAGCAGGAATGCTGACATCAATAGAAGAAGTGGTTGCACCGACAACTTCTACTATAATAGGGGCTGGGGATATTATTTCTACGTTCATCTATTATGTCGCTATAATTCCTTTTGCTTTCAAATCCACAATCAACGTACCTACAATGTCAGCCAACTCAGCTGTAGTCACTGTGTCTGCATCACAGGTGCGATCAGTGGTTAGGTTAGTGAACGTGGTGTATCCTGTTTGAGCAACTCCCACAGTACCTCCTTTAAATGCAAATGCCCCGTCTGCTCTTACTGTAAGAAGGTTTGCAGAGCTACCGTCTTGAACATACAACGGGGTACTAGAAGAACTTGTGCCAGTTCCATATATCTGAACTACGTTTCTAAATCGAACTAAAGAGTTGTCAAACTCACCATATACTAATGGGGTAGTTGTGTTTGTGTTAGCTATATATAACTTGTTTGATGCTGTAGTTTCTTGTCCTCCAGCACCTTTGCCAAGAAATACATTGCTACTACCAGTAGTTATGTTCTCACCAGCATAGTGACCTATTATTGTATTGCTAGCTCCAGTTGTTATGTTATACCCAGTTCTAGTCCCAATACAAGTATTAAAATATGTGCTAGTGACATTAAACAAAGAAGCGTTACCTACACAAGTATTATCAAAAGAACTATTGCTTGATGATCCACCATAAAAAGCATATATACCAACAGCAGTGTTTGAAGTAGCATTGTTCCTGAATCCAGCATATGTCCCAACAAACGTGTTTTGACTACCAGTGCTGGTAACAGAAAATCCAGATCCAGTGCCAATGAAAACATTGTCAGACCCAGTGGTAATAGAGCTGCCAGCAGAATCACCAGCTATCGTATTATTTGTGCCTGTGTTTAAGTTTAGCTTTCCGTTTATCTTGGTGTTTCCACTTACATCTAACGAAACAGTTGGAGATGCAACATTCACCCCAAGTCTAGAGGTAGAAGCAATCCAAACCAAGGACGTACCACCAGCAAATGCAGATCCGTTATTGAACTGAACAGAGTTAGTCACTCCACCTGGAGTTCCACCAACACCTGTTGCACCAGTGGCTCCCGTTGGACCAGTAGCGCCTGTAGAACCTGTCGCACCAGTAGCCCCTGTGGAGCCTGTAGCCCCTGTTAGGCCAGTATCACCTGTAGCGCCTGTCGCGCCAGTTGCTCCAGTAGCCCCTGTAACACCAGTAGGGCCAGCAACAGTTGAGTCAGCGCCAGTAGCGCCTGTTAATCCAGTAGGACCGATAGGACCTCCAGCAGGACCAGTTGGCCCCGTAGCACCAGTCGGTCCATCTGTCCCTCTAACGGCAGGGATAGATACCTCTACTGTAATAGAATCCGTATCAAGAATATTGATCGGCATTACACTTCAGTTATGTCGGTGTTTACGATAAATGCTCCCCTCAGAATTGTCTTGTATTCCCCAGCAACTACAGACTGAATATCGTAGACGTACTTACCAGGGACAATTTCTTTCATAACGTTATGGCTGGCGGTAATCAACACGTTGCCACTATCATCAACCGTAATCGGATCAAAACTCTTGTTAGTGTACTGAGTACCATTTATGTCCTGCGTCTCTATAGCATCAGGAGAACTGATTATAACATTACCCTTCGTCACGATTTCTACAGGGAACGTAGTAACCGTACTCTTCTCCCTCACCTGCATCACAAACGTATACCCAAGGGTAGAGAGTTCAATTGGAACGCTATCGCTGTCCTTCAACTTCAGGTTGAGCTTAAACGTATCCCCCTTTTTGCAGACGATATCCAGCTTGTCTGCGTTATCTAGACTTACTCTGCCAGCCATGATTATATTGTTTTTCTTTGTTCGATAAGTCTGCTTTGTTCTTGCGCTTGCTTTGTTACACGAGAATCCTTTCTGTCTTCCTTGAACACTTCAAGCTTTTCTTTAAAGTCTTTCTCGTCAGTCTTGAATCCAAGCATGGCCTGTGCCTTGAGCATCTCCACCTGCATACGGCCCTGATGTCTAAGCTGTTCAAGCTGTGCTTCTGCCTCCGTCTGCAACTGGATCTTCTGTGCTTCTATCTGAGCTTGCATCTGCATCTCTTGCATCTTAGCCTGTGAAGCCGCAGCAGCAGACTGCTGTTGCAACTCAGCCTGCACTCTAGAGTTCTGCTCTGCTTGATCCTGCATACGCTGGATACGCTTCTTGCGTCTGCTAATCAAAAGCAGTTCCGCCTGATTCACATCCTTCATGTTGCGTATCGCAATAGCATCTTCAATGTCCAGTTCTTTCTGCTGCAAAGAGATCTGGATGTTTTGCTCTAGGTACTGACGATCCTTATCCTCCATGTCCTTCACCACCTGCACACCGAAGTTGTACATAGGGAGGTCTTCAAATGAAGTAATAATACTCATGTTCTCCTTCCCAATAGCCGTCTCATATACCCTGTAGATAACTGAATCCTTTGGGAGGATCTGCACGCACTTTACAATATCCTCACAGACCTTCTTGTAAAGAACCATAGCGGCATTCGTGATATCATAGATAGCATTGTTTGCAGCCGCGAGCGCCTGTTCACGAACCCCAACGAGCGCTTCGCCCTTGGGGGAAGAAGAATCCATAACATCGTTGATACCAGTAACATCTCGAATCAGTCTTAGATAATGGTTGTAGATTCCAATCAGCTCGTTTATGTTTCTGATTGTATTATTTATCTCTCTGATGGGTGGGTTCTGGAATCCTCCCTCAGGGTTCTTGCTTCTGTAGTAGAAGACACCAGTCTGTTCGTAGATGTCCTGCAAGTCCAAGGGCTGCATCTCACCGCCCTTTCCAAGCTGCACATTCTCCAACCCTTCGATGTCGATGATAAGACCGTCTGGTTTTGCCTTGGCAATAGCCTGTTGGATCTTCAGGTGAGTCAGCTGAATCATATCAGCAAAGCCGATACAGCTGTCCACCATCCCCTTCGGCATCATGTTCGTCAGGTTCGTAGCAATCACAGAATATGAAAGCCTGGCCCTAGTGATGTCGTGGATGTTTTTTGGGACGTTTATAGATCTTCCGTAGTTGAAGAGATAGTCTTCGCACCCAAGGATATAACTACCAGCATAGACAGTAGTTATCGTCATCATGCTAGGCTTTCTCTCGTATACGCTCCCAGCCTTAGGGGTGTACTCGAATCCCTTGTAGAAGAAGTTTGAATTGCCGTATCTGTTCTCCTTCTCTTCAAAGTACATATTGTCTACAGACAAGAACTCAAAGTCCATAACGTCAACCATGTACTCGTCGTACCCATATACGTTACGCTTGAGTCTGTCGTCGTAATGGAACTTGTCAATGCTGTACGGATCGTTGTTATACTGGTTGCGAACCTTCGTAGCAATCTTCTTCAGCTTCTCTTCGTCGAGGCTTCCGTTGGAGATTCTACGCAACTCGTTGATTGTGATTCTTTTAACGTGGCCACCGTATACGATGTCGTCAAAGTTCGGGTCTTCCGTATAGCTGTGTACGAATCTAGATGGGTCGACATAGTCAACCTTGATGCCGTAGTTGGGATCGTTGCTACGCTTTGCTACAGCCATACCCAAGCTAGACAGGTCGTTGACACAACGTCTGTACGTGTTGTCGTTGAAGTTGTTCCAAGACAGCGTGAGGTTTGTAGCAATCTGTGCTGTCACCTCTGCGTCCGTCTTGACATTTGTCCCCATGAAGATTTCAGCTTCCTCCAGCGTCTCAGGGATTTGCTCTGGCTCCATCCCAAGCACCATGCCCGTCTGCTCCTTCAGTTGGATAAGCTGCTGCCTAGACTGAACTTGCAACTCGATAACCTTCTTTCGCTTGTTCTTCTCAGAAGAGGACAGAGGATCGATTGCCTCAAGGTTTGGATAGGGGTCTCTAGACAAGATCTTGTTCACCACCACCCGATTAAACTTGGGGAGGATTGGAACAGGGGTATAATCCAAATTTACAAGGCTGCCGTCGTTGCTATTTGGATCGAGGGTATGCAGAAGCTTCTTGTAAATAGAAGTGTCTTGCGTTCCGTTAGCATAGTTTCTACAACGCTCGAACATCACGTTCCTACGGCTGAAGAGAGAGTCGGTTGAGTTTAACTTACCCCACTGGTTCTCAATCGCTTTGGCATACTGAAGGCCATATTCTTCCGACTGCTTTACCTCCATAGGGGCCAAGGGGTCTGGAAAGCCGCCAGTATTTTTCTTATCCTTGTTGTACATTATATGGGAAGATACTAAACGTAACCCCACAAATATACGTAATCAACCTATTGCCCTATATTTCCTAAAGAATACCTTGTCATCGAATACGGCCTTGGGCTTGGCATTCGGCTTCTGAGCAGCCAAAAGAGCTAGGCCAGAACTGATTGTCAAGTCGTACTTGGTTCGCTTGTCGATCTTAAAGGCAATCCACTCCTCTAGCGTCCTATCGAAATACATATTTCCGTGTTCCCCTGTCTCGTAGTTTATACCTACATGATTATGCACGTAGTGTTCTATCGCTTGCGCGTGCGCGTGGATCACGTCCTGAGAGTTTGACGGGATGCCCTTCGTCTTTACGTTGACGTGCGAAGAAGACGAACGCAGGTGGTCTGGTCTATCCATCACATACCCGTCATATCCCCTGCTCTCGAAATACCTTACGATACCATACTTGTTGTTTTCTATGAGCAATGGATATCCATAGAAGAACGCACACATCAACACATCCTCGTAGAAGATCTTGGCAAGGTCTGGTCGAGAGGAATACTCCACGACGAACATATTGCTAGGTCTGTTCATAGAAAACTTGTTGTACATATGCATAGCACCCTTCGATCCTCTTCCGTCTAGCGTTGCGTCGATGTCATACGAGTCCACGCCCCCACACCCGTAAACAGCAAACGGGGCTACACGCTGACCCCTATATTCATTCACCACACATCGTTCCTCTTCTGGGGGCAACCACGCAACTCGGAACCTTCCGTTGATGTCTGGTGAGAACACTACCTTCTCGTCTTTCTTCTCCCAGATAAAGTTGCCCTTTACCACAGGGTTTGGGAACATATCTTGGTTGTGTTCTATCTGTTCGTAGATTTTCCCGATGTTGAACAGGCTACCGTCAATGCTATCCCTGAATGCTTCGTCCTCCGTAAATGGAAACTGCCTGATGACTTCGTTTAGTTGAGAGGAGTCGTGCTTCAGCCCGTCCCTTTCGTTCTTCAGGTATTCCTTTGCTCCGCTAGTTACAAACATCCCCTGCTCGATGCTCTCTACTGGTGACTCTGGGTTCTCTACCACCGCCTCCCCATACTTGTCGAAGAATCCTTCTAGCGCGTGGTAAGCGGGGATAAAGATTCTGTACAGACCGCTTTTAGTTCTTCCGTTGGCGTTACGCTCCTGCGGGTTGCTGTCATTCCACAAGTGCTTGTATTCGTCGCCCCCCTTATCCATAGGGTTCACTGTACTCCCCACCAAAGCCTTCCCGATAATCTTGTTACCCACCAGCAGACACGTACGCTCGATCCTCCATGCCTCTCTGATATCCGTAGGCTTCTCCCACTTCCCCGCTTCGTCTAGATATAATATGTGGACCTTCTCACCGTCGTATGCGTTGTTCGTGGTGTTCTTCCAGTTGATCACCGTATTCAAAGCGTCACCAACGGTGGTCGTCTTGTTCTTCTTGGTGATTCTCTTGGCTGGCTCACGGAACGCCAACTCCATACGCGGGTTGGTAGTACCGTCTTGGATAGGCTTGAAGAACCAAGGGTAGTTGGTGAAGATCGGAACGACCTTCTTCATAAAGATATTCTCTTGAGCATCTTTACCAGTCTTTGACTGAATGCCCAGCAACTTGTCGCTAACCTGCGTGCCCTCGTCCACAAGTATGCTAGAACAGATGTTAGTGTAGCCAGAGCGACGACACTTAGTATATAGCTGACCGAAACAACGGGGATCGATTTCGCACGCAGCCAAGTGGATAAATATTTCACGTTGAAAGCTAAAATAACTAGGGAAACCGACGTCTATTTTAGACCACTGCAAAAACATATAGTGCCTACCAGTGATATATGTTGGGACACCATTGTTGTAGAACCAAACACCGTTTCTCCTGTATTCAAACTCTCTTTCAATAAACGAAGAGTATCTGTCCCTAAACATCTCTGGCTTCTCATTCCACTCGTCAAAACTTTTAATCTTAGCCATCTCCTGAGGGACAGGAAGTCTAGTCCAATACTGATCTGCCTTCTTCTTGTCGTGAAACAAGATCTGGTTCTTTGGCGGCCTTTTGGGTAAAACGATAAGGAGGCCGTGCATTTCCACGACCTCCCCTTCAGTACCGTTTGGATCAATCTTTATAGCTAGATCCTTATAACCTTCTATCTTAACCAGAGTAGACATTAGAAATGTACTTGCAAGCAGCCCACACAGCAAGGCCTTGAACCTGGAAACATGGGTCCGTTTGCGTTCATCTCCTTCCGCTTGTAGTAACGCGTGCTACGCGCTACGTTCTGAGATGGTGAGCAAGAGGACAACACGGCAACGATGCCAGCGAATAGAACGAGATTCTTCATGTGATGAAGTTAATTAAATTTTAGCGCCCTGCCTATGGTGGGGAGCTGTTCTGCAAATATAGCCTTTATCGCCTTTGCTACCGACTGAATCTCCAACTGCGCGTGAACATCGTCTCGTATATCTAAGAAATGGATCCAAGAGCGAACGCTACCAGTCATGTGAAGTTTGGTCTTAGTGGTAAGAGGCAACACCATACGGGCAGTCTCTCTAGACACCCCACATTCAATGAGATTGTTGTACAGTTGCTCACAAGCGGCAAGAACCATCTTCACCTTGTTGTCAAGAATCGAGTTGTTTACTGATTCTGTAGATGACTGCCTATTACTTGAAGCCTGATATCGAAGTTCTACTGGTTCAAACAAATCGCCAAGCTGATTCACGTCTTGGTAACGCTGGCTGAACTCCTGAAAGGTAAAACTTCTATGTCTTAAAAGCTGTATGGCTATAGCCTTACTGGTCTCTATCTCAAATGTCAGGTAGGAATGCTCAAATGGAGACCAATGCTTATGCTTGATCAGATACCGTATGAGAGACTCATAATCATCCCTCTTATTCTCGCGAGAGCTAGAAACACGTGCAACCTCGACAATGTGTTCTTCAGCATTGGGAGTGATGGACAAAAGTTTTACTTTCATTTTATTTATAACCGTGATGGTTTTTTACTTCATTGAATTGTCATTGCAGCTATAATGATGCATTTTTACTTCATTTGCATCAACAATCAGGCATTATGCTCAAGGGTAATTCCCGAGTTTGGACGTGTTTTACTCCCGAGTTTGGCAGCCAGGGTAGGAGTCGAACCTACATTCAGTGGCATGAAGCCAGCCATTCTACCAGTTGAACTACCTGGCTGAGTTTTGTAGTCAGGGCAGGAATCGAACCTGAAAGTGTGGTCTACTTAATGAGTGTTGTTCCATTTCAACTTACCGAACTTGAGTCCGTTTACCTATCCACTACCTGACTATATAGAGCTTCTGAAAGGAGTCGAACCCTCAACCTACTGAGTACAAATCAGTTGCTCTACCAATTGAGCTACAGAAGCATGGCGCGTCAGACAGGACTTGAACCTGTAACCATCGGTTTTGGAGACCGATGCTCTACCAATTGAGCTACTGACGTGTTTTCTTGCGGTCACAATTTGTGACATCAAGAGTAGGGGCGACAGGAATCGAACCTGTAACCTTGATGATATAAGCATCCTGCTCTAACCAACTGAGCTACGCCCCCAGTTAATCGCACCCGTTAAATCGTAGAGGTGCAGAACGCGAAAAAAGACCAGTACGTCAAAGAATTGTACCCCAACCAGGAATCGAACCTGAATTATTCGCTTAGAAGGCGAAGGCTTTATCCGTTAAGCTATTGGGGCAAAAAAATTAGAAGTACAGGTGGAACCAAGCCTGATTGCCAATGCGGTCAGCCAGCAACTGGAAATAAAGGTGAAGGATCATTTTAATTGAATTGGTGTAGCGCCCTGTGCAGGAATCGAACCTGCCGCGTCCGATTATTAGTCGGGGCTCCCGTGAGCTTACAGGGCTAGGCTAGTTAGGCCTTCTTTCTGTCTGGGATGATCGCGTTGATCACGGAATCAAACAGACCGAATACTTTGTTATCTCTCTCCGTAGGGGTGAGGTTGACAACAATCTTCACCAAAGCCAAGAAGGCGATGAGAAGTTCGGTGATAATTCCAGGAGTGAACCATCCAGACGCAGCGGGCGCTTCGTTCGGTGCGTTTTGAGCAACTGTTGCAGTATCTGCAACGGCTGTGAGGGTGTCCGCCACCAATGGCAGCGAATCAACCACAGTTACAAGGGTGTCTAACATATCTTTGAGGGTTTCCGTTCTTGTTATACTCCCTGCTGTACTTTAACCAGCTGATCTAAAGGAGTTTATTTACTGTTTGGGTTCTTTGGTCGGTTGTTGGCTCTGTTCTTCGAGGCGCTAAGATACCCAACGATCATTCCATTAGATGCATGAGCAGCATCTTTTCCATCACCATTCCCGTAATTTCCTTTTCTACGGTTGTAGCGATTCAACTCTGCTCTGTACTTCTTCGCGGAATCCGTTGAACCATACTTCTCGTATTCTTCCTTGTAATTCCTTTTTGTCGCTTTCATAGACGTTGAACCTCCTAGTGAGTTGCAACAAATTTAATACATCATCATGTATTGTTTTGTTTGCGAACTCCTTACTGCTTGTAGTGGACATCTCCGTGGCAATGTTAGTGATGAAACTCCTCACATTTCCAGAGTTTAACGCTAAAATATCGTCACCAAACCAGATCTTAAACTCGTCTGGAATTGGGATATAGTTTTCCTTCTTCATGTACATCAATACCCCCCACCCATATCCTACGTGACTGCCATCTTCTATAGAGATCACATCGTGACCTTGATAGAATGACACAGGATGCGTTCCAATTATACCATCTTTTATCTCATTCAACAGGAACTCATTCAAATACTTGCTGTCGAACGTAATGTCGTCATTGCATATGGCAACATACTCTGACTTAGCAACACTTACTCCGAGATTCCAAGCGGGATTCACGAAGATATTCTTCTCTTGAGGAAGATGTACAACCTTCTTGTAAGGAGAGAGATCTATAGCAGATTCCGTTTTGTTGTCTATGATAATCACCTCTTGCACATTGTCATCTGCCTCATACTGCTCTAACATATAAGAGAGCCTGTTGGACATCCACATCGTAGGGATTACAAAACTGTACATCAAAGTAGCATTTTATAATTTTCAGGGAGATATGAGTTGTCTTTTATGTCTACAAACTCGTAATCAAGTCCATCTCGTTTAAATAAATCCCTGTGACCTGATATAGCCTCCTTAATGTTCTCTTCGCTGGTAAACTCTTCTGTATTGAATTCTTGGTGAGAAAAATTTTCTAGTTTATTCTGAATCATTTTTACATCACCGAAATAAGAAAAATGCCAACCTCCACTTTCAACTGAATGTGTAGAACTAGACATTCTTATGTTTTCAGCCCCGCCATAAACTTTAAATAATCCATATGTAACTAACTTGGAGTGATACCATTTACGTTTAAACCTAGTGTTTAAATTATAGTAATATAGATCCTGACACAATGAAATTGGCTGCATAATTAAATGATTCATGAGATGTTTTAAACACCCTGGATCTGGTATCTCATCACAATCAGTTATAGTCACTATGTCTTCGTCATCAAGGTTTAACACATCTAAACCCCTTGAAATACAATTTCTTTGATGCCTTTCTCTTGCCCATGCGTCATCCCCAATAGGCATATCAGTGACTTGTATGTAGATGACTTTATCAAGGAACTGCTTTATATCTTCCTCGATCTTCAAGAAATTCATTTCTTTATTAGCGCCAACAAATGTCTTGTCGGCCTCTACGATTACAAAATAATCAACAGTGTCGTAAAGCTCAGTAAGCCTGAACTTTAACATTTTATATTCGTTGTAAAACGTAAAGCAATCAACTATTTTCCTTGGCATTTACATAGAATTCGTAGTTTTTCTGAAGCCTTTCTTTTTCATTTGTTGGCAAGCCGCTATATATGTCTGTTTTAAAGAACTCATCCATATTCACCTTAGCCAATTCTTTTTGACCTACATAGTAAGCAGCCATACAATACTCGTCTAGGAACATCCAATCGTGGATCTTTGTGTCATAGAACAAAGCGTCCTTGTGTGGGTAGTTTAGGAAGTTCTGCATAGCCATGTTAGCATATGTGAATGCCATCACATATCTCTGATCTTCTCGAAGCTTCTTAACTATATGATATGCAGCCTCTAGTCTAAATGGCCTATTCTCCCATGCCAGACTAAAGTTTTTCATAACCTTGTCTTGATCCTCTTCAAGAATCATAGAACACAATGCAGCCCTAAACAAAGAGATGTAAACCTCTTCATCCCATCCCTTCATCTTAGAACGCTTCAAGTAATTAAGCTTGGCCTTCTTGTATTGTTGAGAGTCAAAGTAAGACTGAGCTAAATAAAAAACGTATCTGTCGTTTTGTGGTTCGTCCTTTAAAGCATTTTCCAAAACTTTAGCATCCTTGGCGTATTTATCCTTTACAGACTTTGCTCTTTTGAGTGGTGATATCTGAGCATGAATTAAACATCCTTCAATATATCCAGTACTGGGAGCTACCTTACTTTTAGGGTATGGATACTCATGTATTACCCCTACATATTCCCATTCTTGATCAGAACGCATCAACATGGAACGGGTATATCTAATACCAGCTAACTCTAAATGAAGGTGGTACGAGTCTTTTGTCGTGTCCATTCCTTCAAATGGGTTGTCTACAAACGATTCAAATGTATCGTCTGCATCCATGACAAATCGATAGTCACAAATGCCTTGAGCCAACGTTAAACTCTCTGTCCTGTTATGACCAAAGTTCACCCATGGGCGTTCGTATAACGTGCCAGGGATGTTGTGCTTCGCCATAACCTCATGGATTTTGGCAATGGTGTCGTCCTTAGAACCAGTATCTACAATTACCCAGTGATCAATATACTTTGCAACACTGTCGATACACCGTTCAATCGTGTCTTCTTCGTCTTTGACGATCATGACAAGGCACAAACTAGCCATTTGTAATAAATTTTATTAGGTTATTGTGGTCTACTACGTTCATCTCGTTCACGTAATCCATAGCCATCACGTTGTATTCGTAGAACGGATTGTTCTTCTTTGGTAAACGTCGGCGCTTACACTTCTTGATTAGGCCCAGACCCCAGTCAGAGTTGTACACGCAAACATCTACATAGCTGAGTTCCGTAAGAGCCTTGTAGTAAGCCTTCCACGTAGTTCCGTTCCATGGATAAAACTCTCCGTTAATCGCATAATCCTCTCTTGCATAAAACGAGTTAGGTGGCAAACAATCATGCATGACGATGACACCCTTATCAGAAATGTGATTGATAGAGTTGATGATGTCCTTGTATACCTGGTCTGCAAGGTGAAGGCCATCAATAAAAATCACATCCCATTTGTGATCCTTTTCAAACTCCGTGTCACCAGACTCAAGCATAGAAAAGAACACATCAGATGTCACTTTATAGTCTACTGGATTATCTGGGTTTTCTATTCCTGGGTCTACACCAGTCTTCTTATCGCAAACGATCTTGTCGAAACAAATGCTCGGATGAAACACCCCAATCTCCAAGTACTTATCAAATCCATTGATGGAGATGATTTCGTTAATCAAATCAAATCTATTCATTTTTTAAATCTTTCTGCGAATCCAGCTGTGTAGTCCCTGTCTTCCTTTACAGTGCCTGTGTCGGCCATCTGCTTCTTCATGTCGTCCAGTTCGGCGTACTTCTTAATCAGTTCTTGGCAATCCATAGCCGTCTGTTTAATAGACTGAAGTTCTGCCTTACGCGCGGCCCCACCTGCTTCGGGGTCCACAGGCTTTCTGATCTCGTCGATCATGTTGTCGATGGCATCTTGCATACTCATCATCAACCTATCTATAGCGTCTACGGTATTAAACTTCGACGTAGAGGAGGTCTTCGCTTCTGGTTCGGTAGTATTCTTTGCCATCGATCTTGAACCTGTAATCCATATTCTTCCTAAACCCTACCACATCGCCCGTCTTCAACCCCAGCTCTTCTAACTCTTCAGAGTCAAACGAAACCATGCCCTTGGTTGGAAGCGGTTCTTCTAGAGTTACGATTTCTATGATATCGGACTTCAGTTTGGGAGCTTCTTCGACAGGCTCTAGGATTGCCCATCCGCTCAGAGGAAATACCTCACCTGTCTCTTTAGACTTGTAGCAGATGCACTGACTGTTAATCGTCTCCTTTTTATTGTACTTGACGAGGTAGTGGTTGTCCTTTCCAGTCAGCGGCTGACCTTCGTTGATCACTACGAGGTGGTGGAAGTATAGGGTATCGCCTTCCTGTACGGGGGTTTCGTGCTTAAACGGCGTTCCTACAACCACCCCTTCATTAACCCTGTGCTTGAACTCGTCAAACTTCGTATCCATGTACAGCTCCTGACCGTTGGACATGGTGATTGTGTCATTGAAACGCTTTTCAATGAACACGATAAAGTTGTCGTATGCCCTCATGCCTTCCTGTACGGGAACTTTACGTTCAGCTTTTCCTGTCTCTGCTTACATCCGCAGTCCTTCCCAGCCATCTTGTGGACTAGCTTGTCTAGCCCTGTGGCCTGGGTCACCTTCGCGATGGTGTCCCCTAGTCCTTTGCTTTCTGTGTTTTCCATTAAAAATTCAAATCGTATTCAATTATGCAAGGCATATCTACAACTGTCTTCCAGACTACTTGCGACATATCTTCCTGCTGCAAATATACATAGTAGCGTTCCTTCCCATGCACGTGCAGCCATTCTAAATCAAATACTATAGCCGTAACATGGCTATCTCCTCTGCCAGCCTTCATGCCTACGAAGTACACCATAGCGTTCTTCGGATCACGCCCTACGGTGATCTTTCTGATAAGTCCTTCCATCAGTTCAGAGATATACCCATAGGGTTTAGCAGGTCGCTGAGACCTTTGTCTATATTTTTGTCGTTGTACACTTCCATCATGTTCATCATTACGAGTTCGAGTTCGTCGAGATCCGCGATGTTGAACGTAAAGAAAGAATTGATCCCGTACTCTTCATCGTCTTCGTGTTCCTTGACCTGAACCCCCACCATAGATGCCACGAGAACTTCATCGCGCAAGTCGTACTTGTCGATCAAAGAGTCAAGCTTCTTGAGCAATCTGCTAGCCTCCAACATAAATGCGTGCTTTATAACATCGTTCGTCATGGCAAAAAAGAATTCAAGTGTTAAACGTGAAAGTATGTTCCGAGACTTCCTGCATAAAGATAAGCAATACAGGGAGCGCAATGTTATGAAGAACTACAGGGTTGTTACCGCTGCCTACCAGAAAAAGTATGAACTGAATCTCCCCATGCTTGGGTTCATGACGTGGGCATACGATCTGGAGTTCTTCACGCTGGATTACGCCTCTAAAGATATGAAGTGGAACAAGCGTGTCATATACAACAGGTGTGTGCAGCCTCTGAAAACAAAGGGGTTTATCTTCAAGTATTTCGAGAAGCTCACCCCGTCAAGAACCCACGAAGACGCTATGTTCAGGGAGGAACATAAGATGAACTACAGGGTCAGATATGCCCTCACCGCCCAGGCCATGCGTATCATAGAGTCCTACTACAGGGATATCGCTGCTCAGCGTCCCTGACCCCTGTACGCTTTCTTGTACATCTTCGAGTTCGGATTCGAAGAATGGGATTTGCTGTGCGATCCTTGACACTTCTTGCTGTTCAATTGGATTTTAGTGGAGTTGATCTTAGCCATTGTAGTAAACGTATGTGGTGACTTTCTTACCTGTGTTTAATTTTTCTTTGTAAGCCTTCAGGACTTGCTTCCTGTTGTTTCCTTCTTGGAAGGAGACGTGTACCCAGTCTGGGTTTTTGTCGTCCCCGAACTCCCATATGAGCTGGTTGAATTCGAGGTTGTTCTTGACGAAGTCAAAAATCTCTTTGTTTGTGATGCCTCCAAAAATATCTGCATCAAGGTCGAGGGCGCAGCCCTGCGTATGCTCCGAAGTCTTGCTGCCCCCAACCGCAGCATTAAGCGCCTTGCTCCGAAATCCAGACGAAATCCCGATCGGTACATTGAAGTGATCTCGTAGGGGTTGAAATACATTTTGAGCTATGGCTTTGAGGTTCTCTATTTCTTTTTTGGATGGCACGTTTTTGATCCCCTTCTGGATTGCAGTCTGGGATTTTGTGACTTCGCTAAGGTAAAGATTTTTACTCAGTTGCATTTTATTTGACGTTAAAAGGGAGGGTTGCCCCTCCCCTTAAGTTTACAGTACGTGTAGAGGGCCAATCAGTATAAATTACTTCTTTTTAGCTCTGTTAGCCGCAATGTTTGCATTGCCTTTTTTATTGGCACGCATAGCAGGATGTTGTTTCGTCTTACCAGCCACAGCGCCTTTGACGGCCCCTTTGACAGCTGATGCCACTTTGCTTGCTACGCTCTGCTTGCGTACGGCGGGGTGCTTTGGTTTTGCGTTCATGACTCCTCCTTTTTCAAAAGCTGGACTGCTTTTACCCAAGTTTTTAACTGGCTCTTTCTTGTTCTTCTTGGCTGGGGCCACAACACCGCCTTTAGCGAATGCTGGGCTGCTTTTTGCAACGGGGTTTGACATACCGCTTTTAGATAAGTTCTTAACTGGATCTTTCTTATCTTTTTTTCCTTTCCATGACACCTCTACTCTCATGACTTATGGTTTTTTATATGATTTGATAATAATTACAAAAATCTTGGTCCTGCGTAACGCTGATCTTTGGCTTTTTGTTCAGCAGCCTTTCTTTCTCCTCTAGTCATAGAGCGACGGTCTTGTCTTTTCTGCTGTCTTGCTTCTTTCTCGCGCTGTCTTTCAAGCTCTTTTGGAGTGACAATTCTGCTTCTATCGATGGCCTTTGGTGGTTTACCGTTACCTGAAACAGGTGAACCCATTTGAACTTGTTGTGGGGGTCGTGGTTCTTTTTTTGTAAACCCAAGCCCACCACATGATTTTGGCGTGTAAAGCTTATTTGATACTCTATCCCTAAGGCTGGGGGCGCTATCAAAGTTGATGCCTGTGTTTGCACGCTTTCTTTTTGGACCAACGCCTCCGTCGGCATATTTCTTCATACACTTCATGAGACAAATATATTACAGTTTGTTAAACAGATTTAAAAGAGCTGCCCTGTATTCTGGGTCTTGAGAACGATTGTCTGTTGGCCTTCCAAGAAGCCTGATAAGGTCATAAGATCCTTCTCTAGAACGCTCTTCTGGGCTTCTATACATATCGTTTGCATAGAGGTACATATTGTCGAGATCCTCTTCAGTCAGTTCTCCTTCTCCGATGATACCTGCGTTACGAAGAATCATCTTCTGAGTCATCATCTTAGCCTCCATCTCTTGTGGATCAAAGGAGTATGCGATGTCTGCTGCCACCTCTGGATCTCTCATATCAATCCCATCTACTTCAGCAAGTCTTTTAAGAACGGGATCTACCAAATCGGCATAGGTGTATTGGTCCACAAACGATCCAGTTTCGTTTCTTGGCTGCATAGAGTGAATCAGTTCTTCATTTCTCGTGAAGGGGTTGTCAGCCTCGTTCCCAGCAACCAGTATATTCTTATTTCCGAATGGATTGTTTCTACGCTTCTCGCCAGAGAACTGTCTTCGGTTGTACATACCTACGGCTCCTTGGTCCAAGCTACCTCCTCCTCCAGCTCTTGGCATGACATAGGTGCGTACAGGATCTGGCATATCAGCAGCTACATCCTCAACGGGCATATTGTACCTATTTGCGAGGTACTGAATCACGTCTTCTCTAGTAGCCCTAGGTCCAAAGTCGCGAGGCACGTCGGATCTCTGCATAGCTTCCATCATCTGCTGCAATCTACCCAGCGTATTCGTCTGAAACTCTGGTTGGGGTTGCTCTGGCAGTCCTCTAGATCTCAATCTATCTGGTGCAGGGGCTGGCTTGGGTGGATTTTCATCCGACTTCCCCCCTTTCTTATATATGCGCATTATTTCCCTTTTGGTTTGATGGGTTTGGTGACGTTGA